TGGAGAAAGGCCTCTGGCACAGGGAAGATGATACCGCACTGACATTTCCATGCCCCGGAGCTGGGAACCTGTATTATGTGGACGCGGAGCGGCAGATCCGGCCGGCAGCGGGAGGGGAAGAACAGATATCATGGTATCTGGAAAGCGGAGATCTTCTGGAAGACAGCCTGGATAAAAAACGGCTGCACCGGCTCCAGTTTATGATGGAGCTGGACCGGGGGACCATGGTGGAGATCTGGCTGCGGTATGACGCAGATCCAGCATGGCGGCGGGTCAAGACGTTGTCTGCGGTAAATAAGCAGTCCTACATGATGTCGGTGAGGCCGAGGAGGTGCAGCCGTTATCGGTACAGGATCACCGGAAAAGGCCGAGCGAAGCTGTATGGACTGAGCAAAACATATACGCTGGGATCCGGGAGGTGATCGGATGGCGATTTTTATGCAGGGCAGCCAGAACATGAACTTTGAAGATGCAAAGGACATGAGGGAGCTGAAAGCCTATCTGTTCCAGAACAATGAATGGCTCCGATACATGTTTAATAACATTGATGAGGATAATTACTCACCGGATATGCTGAAAAAATATATCGAGCGAGGAAATGTAATCGCCACGCTGGAATTTGAAGTAAATGGGCTGCGGGTAGGTCTGAAGAATCTGGAAGAAGATGTCAATACAAAATTTGAATTGGTTGACGGCAGGATCACGCTGGAGATCAGTAACGTAAAAGAAGAGATCAGCACAAAGGTGGAACTTCTGGATGGCAAAATAGCGTTAAAGGTAAGTGTCGGAGACGTGTCAAACCAGTTATCGGTGGAAAAAGATGGGATCACGATAAAAGGAGAACGCCTGACGATTGATACCAAGAATCTGCAGGTGTCACCGGATGGGAAGTTGAGCTGCAGCAATGCCACTTTTGATGGTCTCATTAAAGGTGGAGAAATAAAGATCGGATACACCGATGAACTGGACAGACAGTGGTATATGCTCCATGTAACAGAACGGTCCTTGAACATCGGAAACTGTGAGATCGTGTTTTACAATGACCGGTATATCTGGCAGACCGATGACGAATGGTGTGGGATGTCCCCGGAGCTGGCAGATCGGTACAAGCCGGAGCGGCTGTCTCTGTGGGCCAATTATGATATAAGGACAAAAAAGGCAGCCTTCTCGGTGTCCCAACAGGGAAACACCAGGATCAAGACCTTGTATGTGGAAGGGACCCAGCACTGGCCGGATCAGACGCTTGCAAGCGTACTGGATTACATCTGGGAGGACCCGGACTATGGGATCCGGATGCTGGGACATGAGGTAAGATCCCTTCAGGATCAGGTAAACGAACTCTATGATATGGTAAACAGCATTTAGGAGATAAAAATGAAGAAGATAAGATATGACTACAACGTGATCCAGACAGTGATCCAGGCCCTGGAAACATTAGAGGTGCAGGGACTCAAGAATGCGGAACTGATCACGATAGCAGGGAAGCTCTTAAAAGAACAGGGAGAAGAGGAGGAGAGCGATGGCGGTAAGCATTGTTGATTATCTAAAGAAACAGGGAAAAGATAGCTCATACGCGGCCAGGAAGCAGCTGGCGGCCCAGAACGGGATCCAGGATTACCGCGGGACGGCTGCGCAGAATATGAATCTGTTATCCATGCTGCAGAAGGGGAATACTCCGCCTGCGGCAGAAAGCAACACAGGCGGAGTATCCGCCAATGTGACTGCGGGGACCGGAGCGGGGAACAGCCCATCCCCATCGGGCGGGAAGGTATCCATAACCGGAAAACAGACGCTCACAGGGGACTCGGAGGAAGACTTCCGGAAGTCGCAGAGCACACAGGACTATTATGACCGTCTGCATGCGGCAGAAGGGAAGCGGCCGGGGCCATATGAAGAGTCGGATCGGGTAAACGATTATATGGACCGGCTAGACGAACTGGAAGGAAATAAGCCGGGGAAATTTGAGAGCAAATACGAGGATAAGATAAATTCTTTGGTGGATCAGATCCTCAACAATGAAAAATTTGAGTACACATCGGAGGACCTGGCCAATGACTCCCTGTACCGGCTGTACAGAGAGAATTTCATGCGTCAGGGAAACCAGGCTATGCGTGATACCATGGGAGCCGCGGCGGGGCTCACCGGGGGGTATGGATCCACCTATGCGGCGGCAGCCGGGCAGCAGGCGTTTGATAATAAGCTGGCCGGACTCAATGATATGGCCCTGGAATTTGCGGACCGGGCCTATGCAAAATACCTGGATGAGATAAAAAACAAATATAATCAGATGGACATGATCACCGGCCTGGATGACCGGGATTATGGAATATACCGGGACACCGTGGCAGATTATTATAACGATCTCCAGTACCTGGCGGGCCGCCTGGACACGGAGAGAAACTGGGATTATGGGGAGTATCGGGATCAGATTGCGGATTATTACAACGATCTCCAGTATCTGGCCGGCCGTTATGATTCGGAGTATGGGAAAGACTGGGAAGGTTATCAGTCAGACCTGGCGGCCAAAGAGTGGGCGGAACAGTTTGGATACCAGCAGTCCCAGGCGGCGCAGGACCAGGCCAGATGGGAAGCGGAAATGGCATTCCAGAGAGAGCAGTTTGAGTTCCAGAAGGCGCAGGCGGCGAAAAAAGGATCTGGTGGAGGTAGTGGATCTGGAAGAACGTCATCAAAGAAAAAGGCATCCCCAGCGGGAGGATATGCACCGCTTGCCGCGAAATTAGGACAGGAACTGAAGGCTGGGAAAGTTACAGATTATGATGCCATGGAACAGGTCATGAAAGAGATGGAAAAAGGGAATCTATCTGTGGATGAAGCGGAAGCCGCTATACAGTATGCAGGGATTGATAAGCAGAAAGCAATCCAGGAAGAAGTGAACCGGCGGGGGCCCAAAAATATTTGGGATCTCCGAAGAAAACAGTTATCTGGTATTTAAGGAGGAAGTATGGCAAAAAAAGCGGCGACAAGAGAAGATTACATGAAAAAATACGGGCTCACCACTGGTCTTACGGAAGATGAGGAGCTTAAAACGGTGTCTGACCGCATGATGGAAAATGCAAGGGACTATACGGACCTGGAAAAAGCAGGAAAGAAGTTTGCAGGATCCAGGCCTGCAAGGCAGGCAGCAACACGGGAAGATTATGCAAGGCAGTACGGACAGACGGTTAGAAAAGAAGATGGTTTTTTGTCTTTGGGAAATTTGAGAAAACAGTATAAAAAAGACAAAGAAGCCATGGAATTTGCTGAAAAAATCAAAAACCAGACTCCCAAATACGGCGGGACAGTGTTAAAACCGGCAGAATCAGACCGCATGATCTCCGGAGCAAAAGCAAATTATGGGGTTGGAGCAGACTGGGACCGTATGATCGGAGAGGGAAGGGAAAAAGACAAAAATAAAAACTATACGATAAGCGGGATCCGGTCTGGGAAAGTGGATCTGTCTATGGTTGATTCAGGAGCAGACCGGTACAAAGACATGACGACCGAAGAGGAGGACCAGTACTATTACCTGTTGGGGAAATACGGGGAAAAAGAAGCAAAAGATTATCTGAACGGAATCGATAATGCGCTTCAGGCACGCAGAATGGAGCGCGAAAAAGCGGCAGCGAGAAAGCTGGCCAAAGAACATCCTGTAATCGGGACCTTGGGAAATATCAGCGCCTCAATGCTGAGTGGATTGGGTTATTTATCGGATGTGACAAAGAAAGAATATGATCCGTACAGTGAGGGGCACTATGCATCGGCGCGTGAAGCGGCAACAAGAGAAGCGTTGAAAGAGACTGCCAGGGAAAAGATCTGGGACAGTGCAGCCACGGACTTCCTGGTAGATACGGGGCTCTCTATCGGGCAAAGCGTAGCAAGGCTTCCGATGGGCAAGGCGGGAGCTGCACTCGCAGGTCTGGGAGCCGCCACAGGGGGCGTAGAGGATGCCATGGAGCGCGGAGCATCATTTGATCAGGCTGTAGGCCTGGGCCTGGCCTACGGGGCCGCAGAGACGGGAATGGAGCGGATCAGTATCGGCGGCCTCCAGGCTATGAAAGAGGCACCGGTCTATGGTCTCAGGGATGTTGCGAAAAATTTGGGGAAGCAGATGGCCACGGAAGCATCGGAAGAGATGGCCACTGAATTTGCTAATACACTCTCAGATCGTTGGATCATGGGAGATAAGTCCAACCTGTCACAGGCAAAAGAAGCCTACCAGGAGGCCGGTAAGAGCCCCTGGAACGCATATCTGGATATAGCAAAGCAGATCGGACTTGCAGGCCTGGGAGGGGCCATTTCCGGCGGCGTGATGGGCAGCGGGGCAGCCGCCATTGGCGTTGCGAACCAGAATCGACTGGGAAAAGGTGACATGGATTTCCAGGAGATCGCAGATACCATTGACACGGACACGGCAACCTATAAGGACGCAGAAAGCCTGGAACGGGCCAGGAACCTCCAGGGCCTGGCACAGTCCTATGCAGACATCCAGAGCCGCGGGGAAACGCTTACAGGACTCCAGAAGGGCGGATTTATGCGGGATTACTATGACCTGGCCCGTGGAATGGAAGAAGCAGACCAGCATATTCTGGAAAAGAATGTCCAGGAGGACATGAAAACAAACCTGGAGAATGAAACTGGAACAAAGCCCCAGGACGTGATCCAGGAGCTTGAAACTGACACCATGGCCCGTACAGAGACTATGATCCGGCCGGATCAGAAGGAGGAGAGAATCCGGGAGGCGGAAGAGCCAGTTGCACCGGTGCAACCGGATTACACCAGGGAAGAAGTGGCGGAACATGGAAATTTCGGGGAAAATGGACAGAAAGCATTTGCGGACAGCTACGATGGGATGAGCACCATTGACGATTATCGGAAGGCATTCGGCCGGTATTATGATGCAGGCCGGTATAATGCAGAGATGGAGACTGCGGAGAAGGCGGCCATTGCCTCTGTATTGACACCGGACCAGGCGGCAGCAGCATATAAGGCAGGAGCCCAGGACCGGAACCTTATAGCCGGACAGCGCCCGGAATATGTCCAGGGAGCGCCGAAAACTGGAATGGCCTCGGATCTGAGCGGAATGGCCACAGGGGTCCAGATGCAGTTTGCAGAATCCGTAGGAAAGAAAACCGGATTAAAAATCGAACTGGTAAGCAAGGCGGACGGAAAAGCCGGCGCGTATGTTCCGGAGAAAGGCGTGATCCGTCTGGCTGTGGATTCCGGGAACTTCCTTCAGACCACGTCCCACGAGCTGACACACTTTATCAAGGATTATGCCCCGGATTACTACGAGGGATATAAGCAGACGGTGATCCAGGCCCTCATGAATGCGGATAACGTGTCATATGATGGGCTTGTGGAGCAGTATGAGAGGCGGTACCAGGAGGCGGGACAGAACCTGAGTCGGGAGGAGATTACGGAAGAGATCGCGGCAGACGCAACAGGCCGATTCCTGAACGATGAGGCGTTTATTGAGAATTTGGCCAGGGATAACCGGACCATTGCCGAGAAAATCCGGGATTTCCTGTCAGACATGGTTGACGCCATCAAGCAACTTATTTCAGGAAAAGGAATCTCGAAAGCAGCAGAAGGTCTGCATGAGCAGCTGGATTACTATGAGCAGGCCAGGGATATGTACGCCTA